TAAGGTTGTATATCTGCAATTAGTTCTATCCACTCAGGTTTCATAGAAAGAAAACGGAGTATCATATAGTTACTCCAAGTTTTCTTTTCACTTTCTTCCAAAGTGTCCCAATACTTTGGGTCTTTCTTATCACAAATTGCGTTTAGATGGTCGAATAATGTTTTAGCCATATTATGCTTCTTCTTCTACTTTTAAACCCGGAGGTAATAAATCATTTAATACTTCACCACAATCACCACATAAGAATAACTCTACTGGTAGAACTTCATCCTTTGGTTTGCCAGTTAATAACTTTGAAATCTTACGAAATCCAAAACCTTGTACGAAAATCTCACCACCGCATTTTTTACATCCGATTGCTTCGGTTTTTTCTAAAGGTATTGGTTTTTCTTCTTGTCCTCCGATTGGTTGCCCACCTGCTCCTAAAATGTTAGCCATTATATAATATTTAAAATTTGAATTAATGTAGCTGCTGCGATAATTTCTTTATCAATTGCTACTGCTGATTTACTTACGCCATCTCCTAATAAAAGAATGATGTTAGCTGTGTTCTCTCCACCATATTCTTCCACCTTATCATATAAGGCTGTATATAAATCCGTAAAATCATTTGCCTTAGAATCAATAAGAGCTTGTCTTACTTTCATATACTTATTTCTTTTATCATCTTTTGAAGATAGAATATCAATGATTTTTGTTTTATAATCATTTTCTAATAAATTAGATACATCTACTTTTAACTTACCTTTAAAAGAATTAGATTGACAGGTATTGATAACTTTACGAATATCCGGATATGATGCATCAATGATAGGAACTAAATCCTTTACATCGAATTCAACATTCTCCGCATTTAAAATGTTGCTTACTTGAATTGCTACATCTTTTTTAGTTGGAGGGATGATTTGAAAAGATTGGCATCTACTTTGAATGGGAGGGATTATTTTGTCAACATAGTTACAAGTCAAAATAAATCTACAATGTGCTGAAAATGTTTCCATTACATTACGAAGAATTGCTTGGCCTTGATGTGTTAAGTAATCTGCCTCATCTAATATTAAAATTTTAAATGGCTTGAATCCCATAGAAGATGCGAAATTTTTAATCTTCTCTCTAATAGTATCAACACCATTCTCATCCGATGCATTAATAATCATATAATCACAATCAATGGATTTTACAATTAATTTTGCTAATGTAGTTTTTCCAGTACCGGCTTTACCATGTAAAAGTAAATGTGGAATATCACCTCTCTCAATATACAATTTTACTTTCTCTTTTAAACTTTCGTTACCAACGTAGTTATCTAAGATATTGGGTCTATATTTTTCTACCCATAAACTATTATTTACCTTTTCAGGTGTTTGTTCTATAAACATATTTTATTTTTTATTTTCCAGTTGAACCAAATCCACCTTCACCTCTTTCAGTATCCGATAATTCATCTACCGCATCAAACTCAATTGGAGGATGTGGTATAATCATAATTTGTGCAATTCTATCACCTACTTTATAATCGTTTTCAGATACCGAATCGTTATTTATTTTATTGAATGTTGCCTGTAACTCACCTCTATATCCACTATCAATTACACCCACACAATTGCTTAACATCAATCTAGTCTTTCTAATCGATGAACGAGGAAATATCAATCCTACAAATCCGTTTGGTATTTCTAATGCCAACCCAATACCATATGTAATTTGAGTTGATGTGTTTGATATAATTGAGGTTGCCACTAAATCCATTCCAGCATCTCCATCTTTTGCATATGATGGAATAACTGCATTTTCATTAAGCTTCTTTATTCGTACTTTCATTTTCTAAATTTTGTTTTACTAATTCAATTTGTTTATTCCTAAGTTGCTTGCCCTCATCAGTCAATTCTCTAGCAAACAATTTAAATGATTTACCATTTTTGTGAGTAAAGCTAATATATGAGTCCTTTGTATTTGTAATTGTAAACATTACTTTTGGTTCTTCATCTTTACTATCATTCTCACCAGTCCAAGCAAATATTTGTGGTTCATCTCCATCGAATTGAAAACACCATTCGCAATGTTCTAATTTTTCTTGTGCTAGCCTAATTTGCCCAATTGGTTCTAATTGAGTATTATCAATTACTTCTTCTACTTTTTTTGTTTTTTTACTTTTTGCCATAATTTTATTTTTATCTTCCTACTTCCGATAGGTATTTAGCTTTCATTTCTTCCCAACTAATTCCAATAGCATCTATATAGAATAAGTGTTCGGGTTTAATTCTACCCTCATCATGTAGTTTTGTATATCTACTGATTGCATGTTTCTTCCACCATTTGTTGATGTATTCAGTACCTTGCTTAAATTTATCTTTAAGAATTAACTTATCTTCGGTAATTTCGTTACGAAGAAACTCACATCCGTTCTCATACATCATAGCCATATAAACACCTCTCTTAAATCCGTGATGGTATTCAGTTGCCTTAATACCACACTCTTTGAATATCTTACCTAATATCTTTTGTTTGATACCACTAACAGGTCCGTTTCTATCATACCCCATATTAGCACCATTACGAGCTCTTTCTTCGGTGATGTTTTCGGAATACCATTCTGCATGATTTTCTTTAATCCATTGATGCCACGGGTCATAGAATTTATCATCCGGCTTCAAACTAATCTTACCAGCTGATTCTCCTAATGTTTTAAACAAAGGGATACCATTATATTGAGAGTGAATACCATACAAAGATGTTGTACCTACTGCAATCAATACGTTCTTATACTTCTCTTTCCAATATGCTCTAACCTCCGGCGTAGTTGTCATCATAGCGATTAACTTACCACCTAAGAAGTTATAACCTAATGGCTGCGTACATACGATAGTAGAGGCAATAGTAGTGTTGTTTAACTTACCATCAACAAACTTATTATCCTTAGTCCAACCAATGAAGTTATCTCTAACTCCCATAGCGGTAACATCGGATGCTAATGAAATCTGTCCTAATAGTTTTCCACTTACTCTATCCTTTACATTAATCTTTACATTACGGCCAGGGTTTGCTGTAAAATCCATTGTATGAATCATACGTCTTACCGCTGCCCATTTAGTAGATTCTTTTGGGTCATCAACAATCTCAACGTAAGGGTCTAACGATTCAATTTCTTTTATCGTTAGCTCCTTATTGTTGATATCGGTTGGTTTCCATTGAGAATCGTAATAAGATGCTATTTGGGCTTTTGCTTGAATCATTGTAGGTTCTTGCAATTCTACCCACTTCTTATACAATGTTTGTTCTTGAACAGACATCGTCATAAGGTAGTCCATATTTTCTATTAACTTTGCTTTTTCAGATTCAAAGTCAAAGACAGGTTTTTGTGGTTCGGTATCCCAAAAGCTCATATTATATTATTTTACGATTGCTCGGATTTGATTAGTTTCTATTGATGGTATGTAAATGTATATCTCCTTACCAGCATTTTGAATAAGGAAGTTCTCTAAATTTAAATTCCATGTTTGAGTTTGGTATAACTTACCATCTATTTCAAATACAGGTTCACTTATTAATTCGTAATGTTGGTTTGCCATACTATTTAATTTCTACTAAATAGTAATTTGAAGTGTAATCACCATCTACAAATGCTACGTGCGATAATCCCTTAGATGAGATTTTTAACGAAGATGATTTAGAACCTTTGTTAGCCATTAAGATAGCTTTCAAATACTTTGCAGAGAATGCAATCGGTTCGATATCTTCTTTAGCAGTTGCTTCTACTGCAATTGAAATTCGGTTTGAGTTGATTGAAGAATATCCTAAGATAATTTCAGCCTTACCACCCTTAACCGTAAATGTGAATGTATCTGAATCAGATAATACACCTTTTGATTTAATGAACTTATTTACAAAGTCATCATCTAAACTTACTTCCGTATCAAATGGAGGTAATGCTTTTAAATCAGGTACTGCAGGAATCACCGATGGTGCTGCTAACATATATTGTACCTTTGTTTTCTTATCAGAGAATTTCAATGCACCAGTAATTTCTTCTACTGCAATTGATTCATCCAATACACTCAATAATCCTTTCAATTGAGATGTGGTGTAAATACCAAACTCACCATTTGGGAATTCACCACCAACTACTGTAACATCACCTAATAAGGTTTTGTCATCTGAAATCATTCTTACCGATAAGTTCTTGTCATCGGATTTTACCATAACGGATTCAATCTCACCACCTAAGTTGTAACGATTTACGAAACCATCGAATTTGCTTTTGTTCATAACGAATCTAATTTTAATTTATTTAAAGTTTATAATACACAAATATACGAAAAATACCTGAAACCACCAAATCTTTTAGAAAGAAAAGAATTGTTCAGCGGTTTTTTGTGAGGAAAGTACTGCACCCCACCCTAAAGCCCCATAAAAGTCCTCTAATTTCTTCAATAATTCCCTTTCGAAGATTTTATCATAATCGATATACGTCCTCACCAAGTCCATTATTTCATCAGGATCATCATGTCCTTTGAACCCAACCGCATCTAATCCATATGGATTTTGCTTCAAATATACCCACTTAATTTTATCACCATCTCTCATCGGAGCGTGTTTAGCTGCACATTTAAAGTGAACTAACAATTGATTATGTGCAATTGCTGCTTTAACGTGCGCCGGAGTTCCACTATTGAACTGGAACATTGCTCTATTATCTTTTTTCTTTGGAATGTATTTTGATAATTCTTTTACTGCTGAGTTCTTAGCAATTGAAGTTACATCCATATTAACCAAGTCCTTTTTGAAATCATATATCCTATCAGTTAATACCATTTCAGTTTCACCTTGTAGAATTGAAATCAATATACCACTCATAAACTTACGGAATTGTGCTGGATACGATGAACGAACCACATCCAATCCTTTAACTTGCAATGTATCACAAGGAATACCATTCTCCGCAATAATCCATTGAGCGTATCTTTTCTTAGCAATCCAAATACCACTTCTACTTACGAATTCTTTTTTGATTTGGAATCTATGTTTTGTTTTATCTACATTGAATACTTTCTCAGCCAATACATCGTAGAACTTATTTAAGAAGTCCTGCGTTTCACCGGCAATAGCATCCACCTTCAATGCAATTTCCGCATCAGGCAAATTTCTCCAATCTTTATAACGATGGTCTAAGATAG